ACGAACAGCAAGCTCTAGGGTGTGTGATGCCATAATGATTTTCTTATGCGGCATCTTCCCTACGATCCACGCTGGGAGTAGCCAAGAAGCTAATTGAGACTTACCCATACGCGGCGGCATGTTAATCATTAGCCGTTTACACTCTCCACTGGCAACACGCTCGAAAGCAGCAGCCATTTTGCGGTGATGACCACCCTCCATGAACTCAGGCCAAACAGATTTACAAAAAACAAGGAACTCATCGTTTGATTTCTCCCTGACAACAGAGGTTTCTAAAGCTTTAACAAGGTCTATAACCTGATCACGCTCATTAGGCGTTAGTGAACTAAGCTTTTCTGGTGTCAACATAGACTTCATAGACTCTAGTTGACTTGATATGTCACCTGTCATTGCAAAACTCCCTGTTTACAAAACGATTTTGTGTAAATAAAAATTTTTATAGTATCTATTTGTAAACAATCGTTTTCTTTTTTCATATTGTGTTTGTAAAGTTAGCTAATCCACTGTCTAAATTAGTATATATGTGTATGCACGGGACTCCTGCGCCACACACACGGGGGTGGGGGGTGCGCGGGTGCGTGTAAACGCAACGGGCGCGGGACTCCCACGGGCATTATGCGGGCGCTAGTCCTTGCCCACGCTACGATCACGCGATAGCAAGCCGTTTAAACGCTCCAAGATCACCGAAGGTGAATCCGCGTCAGCGCTCACGATAGCCTGTTGCTCGACATAAAGCCTAGAGGCTTTGCCGCGATGGTGTTCGGCTTGGATAGCGGAGCTATATTGCCCAGCATCACGCGCATCATCACGCAAGCCAGCCAAAGTATCGAGATGTTCCCGTAGGGATACCGCTCTTTCGTCGGTTAATTCGATTCCCCGCTGATTTATTAGGTCTACGACCTGCTGCTTTTTAACCAACTCACTGCCCTTCTTATCTGGATTACAACTGGCGAAGCCAGCCATGCGTACACTCTGCGCTTGTGTACGGCCTTCGGCCACATACCTAGCGAACAGGCGTTCCTTCACGCTCATCTGCCTACCCATCACATAACCTCATAGCGTTTAAACTGCCGATCTTACCCGAAGGGTAATAAACATAGTTGCAAAATAATAGTTGACAGTTTGCGATAATTCTGGGCATGGTGATTGGCATCGAGGGATTGACCAGCTCATCAGGTCGGTTCCGAAGGGATAACTCGGCGGGGAACGCAAACTGAATGGGTGTATACCACCTCCGATCAGGTATCGGTCTAGCGAATAGCGAATCGGCTCTCACGGCGGAGCCGAAGGAAACCTGCTGACATTGAGTGCAAGGCAATGTTGTGAAGGCAGGTGTAAAGGATGTCGGGGCGGTGGAGTCACCCTAGATTGCTGCGAAGCAATCATGTCTAGGGCCAATATCGTCAACAGCGTTAACCGGCAAGGTGTGAACGTGATGCGAAGCCGGAGGCTCGTAACACACCGGAAGGCACGACACAGAAATCGTGCTGGACTTGACGATAGATTAACGAAGTTATCGCATTGATAGCATCAAGTGCTCTGCAAAGCAGAGTGTTTGTTAGTACCAATGTTTAAACGCAACCAAGGAAAACACATGAACAACGACGAAGGCATCTCGCTATTTGCGACTGTTCCCGAAGGGCTTACCAAAGAGGAACTCATGGCATGGCTGGACAACTTAGGTGAAGCAGACTTCAAACCCCTAATCATAGATTAGTGACTACAACAGAGAGCATTCAAAGAATGCTTTCGATTGTACTCATTACATAAATCGCAACGAAGGAGAACTGCTATGCAGTCATACACTACAAGAGAGGAATGGTTACAAGCTGCGCTTGTACTGATGTTTGAGATGGTTTTTGCCAGTGCTGGTATCCAACCCCGCCAATGGGCTTCGAAGAAGTATCGAGTGTCCTGCGGCTTTCCAATTGGCTATCGTGGGTCGAAGACCGGCAAGGTGACACTGGGGCAAGCATTCGATGCAAGCATCAGCGCCGATGGCACGATGGAGGTATTCGTAAACCCACTAGTGGCTGACCCCAACGAAGTGCTGCGTATCCTACTACATGAAAGTATTCATGTATTTTGCGGCATTGAGTGCGGTCACAAGGGTGAGTTTGCCAGACTTGCCAAAGCCGTAGGCTTCCTGACTCCCATGACACAAACACCGGCTGGCCCAGCTTTGCTGGCAACGCTCAATGATATTGCCGACATCCTCGGAGAGTATCCTCATGCAGCAATTGACCCGACACTTCGTAAGAAGCAAGGCACTCGAATGCTCAAGATCAAGTGCGAATCATGTGGCTTCACCGCCAGAGCTTCGCTCAAATGGCAATCGACAATCACCCCGTACTCACACTGTCCGGCCTGTAACGAAGTCGGATCGCTAGTCACCGACTAGAAACAACACTGTTTAAACGCAACAAAGGAGCTGAACTATGTTCAATCATTCTAACACAATCGCAGCAGAACGCCTTGAAAACATTAAGAATGTTTTGGGAGGACTTACTCACAACACTCCAATGTCGGAGATCAATGCGTCACAGGAAGCGAAGCTTGCAATGCTATGTGCCTTGTATCGACTGTCACCCCAGATGCCTCTGTCATCAAAGCTATCGCTTTGGTTGTATGGCCCAGAAGGTTCTGGTGAGACACCGGCTACCTTGTCACAGAGTGACATTGATGTGATGGCAGCCAAGGTGATCGACGAAGTGCGAGGCGAGCTTGAGGAACTCAAGTCACTGGTGGCAACGACACAAACGATCACCCACAAAGTGCAGCTTGGAGGCGGCGAACCGAAGGTTATTGAGGGTATGACCCACTACGTCTTCGACGACATACTGGCTGACGTAGCGATCAGGGAGAACGTCTACATGGTAGGCCCAGCAGGGTCTGGCAAGACGACCATTGCAAAGCAAGTAGCCGAAGCGCTTGGCCTAGACTTCTACTCCTACGGAGCAATCAAGTATGACCACGACGTAGTCGGTTACGTCAAGCCAGACGGTTCGTACTCACAAACCAACTTCTACAAGGCGTTTAAACATGGCGGTCTCGTCCTAATGGACGAAATGGATGCATCATCCAGCAATGCGCTGCTTGCACTCAACGCTGCCCTTGCAAATGACTTTGCCAGCTTCCCTCTGGGGAACGATGACGAGGGCGGCATGATCGACAAGCATCCCGACTTCGTCGTCATTGCATCAGCCAATACATTCGGTCACGGGGCTTCAGCCCAGTACGTTGGACGTAACCCGATGGACATGGCAACGCTGGACAGGTTCAGCAATATCCTTATGGGGTATGACGAAGATCTGGAGCGCAGTGTGGCTGGCAACGATCTCTGGGTGGACTATGTCCAAGCAGCACGGCGAGCA